CCGACAAGCCCGGCCTGATCCAAGACTTCATGGGCGCGGCGGGAGACGAGTGGGACAGCACCAAGATGGGTGCCTCGCTGCTCGGTGCCAATCCGATGGAGCGGCAGGCTATCGCTGAGCGCCAAATCCTGAAGGCGCTGATCGACCCTTCGCGCGGGCAGGAGAAGCCCGACTGGCTACCGTGGTTTGCGCAGATGGCCGGCGGCACCGTGCCGGCGGTCGGCGCTGCGCTAGCGGGTGCCGCTGTTGGAACGCTGGCGGCGTCGCCGCTGGCCGGTGCCGCGCTCGGCACGGGCGCGCAAGCTGGCCTGTCCACGTTCGCGCAGGTCTACGTCGGGGCCTACAACGCGTACTTGAAAGAGAACCCGAACAATCGCGCCGCCGCTGACGAGCGTGCCTATAACGACGCGCTCAGGGCGTCCGGTGTCTCCGGGTTGATCAACACGGCGGCGACCGCGACCGGCGGGCTGCGCGTCTTCGGGCCGTCCAGCAAGCTGCTGACCAACGTCTATGCGCGCGGCGCGGGCAACGTCGCGGCGCAGACGTTCGGTATCCAGCCCGGCACCATGGTCGTCGATCAGGTCACGCAGAACATCCTGGCTCAGGCATCGTGGGACCGCGACCGCAACCTCAGTGATAACGTGCTGGATGCTTGGGTCGCCGGCACGTTCCTCGGTGCGGCGGTTACTCCGCTCGGTGCCATCTCTGCCAAGATGCGAGGCAAGTCGTGGCTGGCTGAAGAGGCCGGCATGCTGCATGTCGACAGCGGCCCGCCGGCAGACACGATTGGAGGGCCGAAGCCTCCCGACCCTCTGTACCCGTGGAACGAACAGAACTTCACGGACGCGCAGTGGGTCGGATACCAGAAGCAGCGCATCCTCGATCAATACAAGAAGGCGCGGGATAACGACCCCGACTTCGTGCCTGACGGCAAGATGAACCGCGTGCTCAACTTCCTCGACTTCGTCGGCGAAGGCCCGAAGCTCATGGAAGAGATCAGGGCCATTGACGACCCGCGCGAGGTCTCCCAGACTACCGTCGAGAGCGCGAAGCGTCGCGTGCAGTTCTTGCAGATGATGCGCGACCCGCTGCGCCTAATCGTGACGCCGGTTGACGTGTTCGAGAAGAACGCCCGGCGTGACGGCACCCCTGAGTATTTTATGGTGCAGACCGCGCCGAACGGGGAGCCCATCTCGCAGACCGGCAAGGGCGGGCGCGTGCAGTATCAGGTGCGCAACGCCGAAGGTCAGGTGATGTGGGTGGACGCCAAGTCCGGCTCGCTGGTCACGCTGAACAAGAAAGAGATTTTCAACTCGCTCATGTCGCCGGAAGCGTCGCGCATGGCGACGCAGTTGCTCGAAGAGTACAACCTAGCGCAACAGGCCATGCTGCGTCAGGAGCAGGTGACGACTGACACGACGCGGACGAGCGTCAACAGAGACATCGACGCGGCCTCCGCCGCTGCGCGCGATCCGCGCCAGTTCGGAGACAAGCCGGTCCAAGGTCAGCAGGCCGGGCGCAACCAGAAGACAGGTCTGCCGGCCGTCATCAAGCCTGAAGCCCGCTCTCTGACGCTCGTTGCCGACCCTGATATTCAGGCTGCGTTGGCCAACCGCAACATGCAGGCCGAGTTTGATGCCGCGCGCAAAGCGCTCAACCTTGGCGACGACAGCTTCATCTACGAAGTGGCGCAGAAGATGCTCGACAACGGGGAGCCCATCGTTGCCGAGAAGATGATTGCGTATGCGAGCAAGGAACTCCAGATCAGGAAACAGATCGAAGAGAAGACCGCCGCCCTCGTTGCCGAAGGCGCGGAGAAGGGCAAGGCCAAAGATATTGAGGCGCGTACTGCGCGGCTGGTGGACGCGATCAACAAGGAACAGGCTGACCTGAACGCGGAACGGGAGAAGAAGGCGAACGACCTGCGAGGTCTCGAAGATATTCAGCGCCGGCAACAGGCACTCGACGAACAGCGAGCCCTGATCGAACAGCGCCAGCAGAACACGCGTGAGCTTCTCCAGGCTGCGGCAAAGGTGACGCGCGGGGAGACGGGGACGATCCCGCTGGATGCCCTGTCTCAACGCGAAGCCCTCGCCGTCGCCAACTCTCGCATCCGTGGCGGGGAGAGCAACGTCAGCAAGCCGTACACCACGGCCGAAGAACTCCGCGCGCTTGGTGTCGACCCCAATCGCATCAGCGACCTGAGCATGAAGTTCGCTCTCGGCAAGGTGCCGAAGGAAGTCGCCGAGGCGGCGCAGAGCGGGCTGATCCTCGGTCGCGGTGTCCAAGGGCTCTTGAACGCTGTCTCCCCCGAAGCGCGTCCCTACGTCGAGCGCATGCTCCAGACGTTTCAGTCGCTTCGTGGTGTGGAGCTTACCGAACTCGACGTGCTCGATCTGGCTGGTTGGCTGCAACGCAACCCCGATCCTCTGGGGGAGCAGGCCACTGGCGGGTTCCTCGGTGACTGGACACGCAAGGTAGGCAATGACATCACGACTGCCGCCGTGGCACTGCGTCAAGGTACGGATACGGATACTGCGGTGCGCGCTGTCGCGCACGAAGTCACGCACTTCGTCATCAAAGCGTTCGACATCCCGCAAGAAAGGCTGGCTGAGTTTTGGAACTCGGTTCCTGACACCGACGCCTACAAAAAGGTAGTTGGCGCTCCCGAGAACTACGGTGGAATGCCTGACAGCGTGAAGGGCGAAGAGCTTGTCGCGGTGATGATCGACCATGCCATGGCCGACCGGTACGTCCCGCGCTCGACGTTTTTCGGCGAAATGCTGCGGCGCTTCGTGCTGGCTGTCCGCACGATCTGGAACGATGTCACCGGCAAGAACGAGGTCGAGAAACTGCTCGCCGGCATCGAGCGCAAGTATGGCGTGGTGCTGAACGCAATCGACGGGATTGACGGCCAGCAGCGCAATGGCCCGGCCGGCTCGCTCTTCAAGTTGCAGGACAACAATCCCATCAGCATGGTCGACGAGACCACGCTTGCGCAGCGGTTCTCCGCCAAGGAAAACGCGCGCTCCAGCACCGGCACGCCGAAGAATAAGAAGACCATGTTGCCGAACGGTCTCATGGTTGGCGACATCTCCGCTGTCGACATGATGTCGAACATCATGAACTTCCTCTCCAAGGAAGAGATCGCTACTGCGGCCAACTGGTATCGCGATCTTCCGACGTGGTTCAAGAATTTCTACGGCAACAACTGGTACAAGAACCTTGTCGCGTGGGCAGCGGCCAACCAGAACGTGTCTCCCGAAGGCGCGGTGCGGATCACGCAGCGCGTCAAGGAACGCTACGAGACTGGTAAGACTGGACCGCAGGGCGGTGTCTCGGACGCCAACGTCGAGATGATCCTCTACGGCGAGCCGGGCAGCGCCAACCTCGGTGTGAAGCTCACCGACTTTATCGACGCGGCGCTCGGCCGCTCGACCCGCCGCTGGTTCAACGACGACGCGCGTGGCGGTGATCCGGTCGTGATCGACATCCATGCGATCTCGGCGCGCGGCTACATCCGCGAAGCCAACATGAACGCCATCCGCAAAGAGTATGGCGATGCTGTAGCTGCCAAGCTCGAACTGGATTTTCCGCGCTCTGCGCCGCATGCGTCGCAGTACGAAGCTGTCGCGCAGTGGTACCGTGATGCGACCGCGACCTTCAACTCCCAGAAGTTCATGGGTCGAGACAACTGGACTGCGTCCGAGGTCCAGGCTGTCTCTTGGACCGCGATGCAGAAAGCCTATGGAGACACGCCGACGTCCGTGAAGGATATGTTTGATCTCAACACGCGCAACATTTCCTTCGAGTTGGCCCCCGCCAACGACAGCCCGGCGATGCGGATGTACGGCGACCGCTATAACAACCTGCCGCTGGCACAGCAGCGCATGGTTTCGGCCGTGTCTCTGGATTGGGCCGTCGAGAAACTCATGGGGGACTTCAGCTTGGTGCGGCGCGATCCGAACGCCAAGGATCGCCCGGCCGTGAACATCTACGCGCTCGGTGGGTACGAAGGCTTCTCGAACATCAGCCGGCAGTTGAAGGTCTTCGGCACCGATTACGGCGTCAAGAACTTCGCCCGCGCTCTCGGCACGCTGCTCCAGCAGACCGAGGTCTGGGTGTCCCGCCCGCACCCGCAGGGCAAGACGCTCGGTGTGGATGTGCAGGTTCCGGCCAACTTCATTGGCGACGACGGTGCGGCGATTCGCTTCTGGAATGCGCTGCGCGAGGCTGAGCCCGATCTGATCAAGGGCTACCACATCACTGATCGCAACCTGGACGAAAGCGCCAAGGTTCCGTCGATGCGTATCCTGCTCGCCGATCAGGCGTTGCCGGGCCGCAAGGCGAACCCGGAGAACGTCCAGAAGGCGATCATGGACAGCTACCAGCGGATTGCTCGCGCCGCAGAGAAGGCCTATGGTGTCCTTGGGCTGGACCCTGGCAACTTCGATGTGACGTGGTTCCGTCTCAACGTCGAGAAACTCGGCAACGATTGGAGCACGAACCAACATGGCGAAGGCTATTTTGAAGGGTATGATGCCGGCAACCGCTCCGATTTATTCGAGCGGCTACGCGGTCCATACCGGAGCGAATTTGAGCAAGTTGTCACCGACGCAATCGGGACAGCAGAGCGCTCCGGGTCCGAACGCGCCGTCACCAAAGGGGAGCCGGCAGCGGGACGAACAGGGGAGGTTGCCCCATCAGTTTCCCTGGATCGACCCGTCGACGTCCGAGGACACGGACTAGAGCCGGGCCTCGCCGCGCAGGGCGACATCTACAGCCGCTTCGGCGCGCTCGATCCGAACGTCGGAGACACGACGAATGCCCTCAAGGTCTACGACCTCGGTCAGTTCACCGAAGCGCCTGAGCGCGTCCAGGCCATGGCCGAACGCTACAAGGCAAAGGTGGAGACGTTCTCTTTCCACGAGGACGCTGCCGCTGGAGTTACTGTGCGCGTCCCCCGGCTCGCCGATGGCTACGCCAAGGGCACCGTCTGGATTTACGACCCTCGCGTGGCGGATGGGTCTTTCAAGGACGAGCTATATACGAGCGCTTGGCGTGTCTCCCATGAGATCGCTCACGGCATCACCGAAAGTTTTCTGGCTCGCCGGTATGGACCGTCCCGTCGTTATGGACGCCTCGGGCAGGAGATGGTCGGAGAACGTGGTGCCGCTGGTAAGCGTGTGGCTGTAACCCTCGATCCGCTGACGCTCAGTGAAGCCCAGCGTGCGGTCGAGTGGGAAGACGTCGCGTTCCGCGCGCAGCGCATGATCCTGGAGAAGGAAGGCCTGCGGATCACCGACGAAGAGTTCGCCCGCGAGTACAACATCAACCTGAGCGACGCCACCTATCGCGTCACGACCGGCAAGTTTGGCAACCCCGGTGAGTATGGCTTCTCGCCGGCTACGACCAAGGCCGATCTGAAGAGTGTGCTCCGCATGCTCGAAGACACGGAGCGGTCGCTGGCTGAGCGAGACGAGCGCGCCATGACGCAAGGCGTGCATCTCGATGGGTGGGAACCGATCAGTGATGCCGAGATCAGGATCATGGTCGAGCGGGCGGCGCGCGACGGCCTGTCCGCTGCTGCGGTCGACCCGCGCCAGTTCAAGGGCAAGCTCGAAGCGCGGTCGGCGTCCCTGCTGGCTGATCCGCAGCGGGGAGAGAAGCTCGACCTCAACCGCATCCCGACCCGCCTGGGCACCCTGCGTGCGTTGACTGCCAACTTGGTGACGGAGCAGCTTCGCGGCGCGGCGGACTTCCGGGCCAAGGCAGAGGCCGCTGGGTTCAACACGGAGAAGACCTACTTCGTCGGAACCCCGGAGGGAGAGCGCATCGTCACCGACCGCGTCGGTACTGGCGATCCGAACCAAGACCCGCGCTGGGCTTTCGGTCGTGCGGTGTACGCATCCACCAGCGAGCGCGAGGCCACGCATCTCGCCTACTCGCCTGGAGACAACGGCTCGACCATCGTGCCGAAGGTGTTCGCTGTCTATCTGAAGAACGGCAAGATGCTCGACACCCGCCGCATCTACTCGCCCGACGAGGCGCGTGGGTTCTTCGGCGCGAGCATCGACGCGCCGCGATCCGGCATGGACATCTACAATCAGATCGCTTCCGGCCGTAGCGCAGACGAGGCGAACGCCTATCTCGTTGGCCGTGGCGTCCGTGCCCTGCTGCACGACAAGGCGACGCTGAAGGACAACGCTACGGGTGTCGTGATCCTCGACCCGGCCGATGCCCGCATGATCGACGCGGAGGTCAACCTGGATCAGGTCGGCTCGCGCGGCATCAAGTTCCGTCTCGGTGGCGCGCGTGTTGTCGCCGAAGAGGGCCTAAAGAAGCTGATCGGGAACGGGGCCGAGATCGCCAGCGATCTGACGCAGGCCATGAAGACCGGAGACAACGTGCCTGAGACGTTGATGCGTCTCACCCGTGCGCTGTCTCCGTGGACCTCGACCGCAGCGCAGATGCGCGCCTTCGGTACCAAGGCCAGCTTCCTCCTGGGGAACCACTTCGACAAATCGAAGGAAGGCTTCGTCTCGCCGACCGAGAAGGGCGTGATCACGTTCAAGTCCCCGACCGGCAGCACGATCTACGGCGACTATCACAGCGAAGTCGACGCCGGTCTTGCGCGGCTCAACCAGCACTTCCGGCCCATCGACTTCATGCCGGCTAAGGCTGTGCGCAACGGGTTGGCCAACGCGCTCGAAGGTGCCGACCCGGCGCAATACGGGCTGCGCGCGGCCGACGTCGATTCGCTGCGCCAGGGTCTCGACAAGGCCTACGACTACCTGCGGAGGGCCATGATCGAGGGCGGTGCTGAACCGGGCGACGTGCCGCCGAAGCTCAAGAACTACTTCCCGCACATCTATCGTCTGGAGGGCACGTTCAAGGACGGCGCGATTGCCGGCAAGCGCCGGCTGGAGATGTTCGACCGCTTCCTGCAAAGTGCCGGCTTCTCGCAGAAGGCCACTGAGAACGTGATCATGAAGATCAGCCACGAGGACATGGTGCCGTCGTGGGGCTTCGACTTCGCGCGCATTCTCGGCGAGCGCACCTACGCGCTGAGCAAGCAGGAGCAGAACCGGTTCATCAACATGAACCCGTTGCAGAAGTTCGACGTGAAGCTGGAGAACGGCACCGTCGTCAAGATGAGCCTGTCTGACTTCCTGTTCCGTGACCCGTTCCTGGTCTTTGATCGGTACATCGCCACGACCGTGCGCCGTGCCGAGTTCGTGCGTCGCTTCGGGCCGACTGGCAAGACGCTCAACCAGATCGTCGACCAGATCGCGGCGGAGAAGGCCGCGAAGGGCGAACGCTTCACGGTCGATGACCGCAGCCGTCTCTTCACCTTGATGAAGGCGAACGTCGGCATGCTCGGCACCGATGCCGTGCGCAACCATCCGACTGCCTTCCAGGCGCAGAACGTGTTGAAATTCGGCGTCAACATCGCGCTGCTTAGCGCGTCGGTCATCGCGTCGCTGCCCGAGTATCTCTCCGTGGCCCAGCGTCTCGGGATGGGCGCGCAGCTTCGTGCCCTGTCGACCGGTATCCAGGAAGTGCTGCGTCTTCCGGCCTCGGCCGCGCGTGCCGCCGGCAAGGCCGCTGGTGCCGAGGGAGGGTTGCGAGACAAGTTCCGCGCGTTCGCCGCCTACCACGGGATGGACAACAGCGACATCCGTCAGTTCGCGACCGACATCGGCGTGATCGTCGATCACATGGTGCAGTCGATCCACAACTCCGCCGAGGCCAACATCACCCGGTGGACGGATCGTGCGACTAACGTGTTCTTCAAGGGCAACCTGCTCCAGCCGGTGACGGACCATCAACGCGTCGGAGCCACGGCTGCGGCGGTGCTGTCTCTGTCTCAGTGGGCACGCAAGGCCAGCGATCCGAAGTACGCTGGGTATCTGCGCGAGGTCGGCCTCAAGCCGGAAGACCTCAAGGCCTTCGATCCGAACCGCCCGCGCGAGACCAGCACGCCCGCGATCAACGCTGCTGTGCGCCAGATCGTCGACCAGATCGTGATCGAGCCGAACGCGGCAAAGAAGCCGGCGTGGATGTCCGATCCGCGCTTCGGCTTGTTCTCGCAGATCAGCGGCTACGTCACGGCGTTCAACAACACGATCCTCCAGCGCTCCGTGCGCGAGATGGTCGTGAACCGCAACCCCGTGCCGATGCTCTACCTCGCCGGCTACGCCGCTGCTGCCGCCACGATCTACGAGATGTACCAGTGGTGGAAGTGGGGCGAGGAAGGCAACCCCTACATGGCGAAGCTGGGCCTGGAGCCCGGCGACCCGAAGCGCTTCCTGCTCGTCATGGGGCAGCGCGGCGGTCTCTTCGGCCCTCTGGAAAAGCCCATCGACCTCATGCTCGGCACGCGCGTCGGGCGACAGGCCGACGTCGGCGGCATGCTGGCTCCGTCCATTGGTGTGATGAACGACATGGTCGGCGGCTTCGCGAACCTGTTCACGGGCATGATGGTTGACGACGATCAGTCCGTGCGTCGCGGTATCGAAGGGCTCGTCAAGGTGACGCCGGGTCTCGCGATCATGTCGGGTGATGCGCGCAAGGACTTCGTCTACTACATGACCGGCATCCCGACGATCAAGAACAGCAAGACGACTTCGAGCAGTGGCCCGCTTGGCTTCTCGGGTTTGAACATCGTACCGGTCATCACGCCGATCAGCCTCGACGGGATCGGCAAGATCACACCGGTCACGTTTAGGTAGTGGAGACAGCCAATGGCTTCCAAAATCTCGATGGTCCGGTTCAAGCTGTCTGGCGCGCTCACGCATCTGCCGGGCAGCAACATCATCGACATTCCCTATGCCGGTGGTGACAGCCAAGCCGAGTTCAGCACGGCCGAGGGCATCAACGTCCTGATCATCAATGGCGGCATCAACACGGCGCGGTCGGGTAAGACCATCGTCGACAGTGGCCGCACGTTCTCGCTGACGTTCAACCCGTCGTCGATCCGCATGACGTGGCTCGACCCGGCGAGCAGCATCGGTGACACCGACGATCTGGTGCTCGGTCTCAACGCGCTGTCGAACCCGAACTCCAGCGCCGGCATCGACGGCGAGAAGGTGAAGATCACTGCTGCCGACACGACGACGGACTATCTCGGCAGCAAGCTGTCCATCGTCAACCCGCTCTACGTCAACCTGTTGAACCCCGGCGGCAACGAGCAGCTTGAGATCGGCATCACGGCGAACCCCGTGCTCACCGGCACGTCGCACATGGGCATCCCCGTGGGCACGACCGTACAGCGCCCAGGCGCGCCGGTCGCCGGGTACTTCCGTGCGAACACGACGACCAATCGCATCGAGTCCTACATCGGCGGTGCGTGGCACCAGTTCCTCGACACGACCGACATCGGAACGATGGCGACGCAGAGCGCCGCTGCGGTCGCGATCACTGGCGGCACCATCGCCAACGTGACCGCTACCAACCTGACGATCTCCAGCCTGTCGACGCAGATCACGGTTCCCCAAGGCGGCACCGGCAAGACCACGTTGGCCGCGCATGCGCTGCTGCTGGGCAACGGCGCTGGAGCCATCAACGAGTTGTCTCTCGGCGCGGCGGGGCAAATCCTGACAAGTGCCGGCGCTGGCAACGATCCGTCGTGGGCGTCCACCATCGCCCTAACCGCTGTGAACATCACAGGCGGTACGGTGCTGGGCGCAGCCCCGGCGCTGGACGACGTCGTTCCGCTCTATGATACGAGCGCGACCGCTAACAAGACGGTGACGGTCGAGCAGTTGCTCGCGCCGCGCAACTACAAGATTTTCACCGCGACCGGGAACCTCGTCAAAGCGACGGACATCCCGACGAACGTCTCGCATGTGATCGCCGAAGGTTGGGGCGCTGGCGGTGGCGGCGGTGGCGGCAACACTACGGGTGGTTCCGAGGCGCGCGGCCCTGGCGGTGGCGGCGGTGGGTACTTCCTCAAGCGGATTGCTGTCTCTGCGCTCGCAGCGTCGGAGACAGTCACCGTGGGGACCGGCGGCGCTGGTGGTGCCGGCGGCGCGCCCGGCACCAACGGCTCTAACGGCGGCACGACCAGCTTCGGTGCGTTTGCCTCGGCCAACGGCGGTGGTGGCGGGCCGTTTGCTGGTACCGTCGTCGCTGGCGGTGCTGGCGGTACGGCAACCGGCGGTGATCTGAACCTGACAGGCGGGTATGGCGGTCTCAGCACACCCGTCTTCGGCTCGCCGACTGTTGGGTGGCTGGGCTTCGGCGGCGCTCCGCAGCGCATGGCGTCGAACCTTGCCAACGTCTCGACTACCGGCCCCGCCAACACAGGCGTGGGCGGCACGGGCGGCAATCACACCGGGGGCTCGGCAGGTGCCGGTGCCGATGGTCTCGTTATCGTGTGGTGGTGAACATGACTCAACGGTTTGCTCGGCTGGAAAAAGACGTCGTGATGGAAGTGATCGATCTTCCAGACAACGTCGCTGTGCAGAAGGCATTCCACCCGGATGTCGTGGCTCAGCTTGTCGAAGTGCCGCCGGAGATCAGGGTGGCGCAGGGGATGATCTTCCTGGAGCAGGCTGGTATGTTCGATGATCCGCCAACCCCAACACCGCCGGCTCTGTCGAAGGCTGAGGCCTTGGCTCAGAACAACATGAAGATGCTTCGTGTTGTGGACGAGCTATCGGACATCGTGCTTCAACTTGCGACGCGCGTCGGCGGCGTGAAGGTGTTGTCTCCTGAAGCGCAGGCAATCCTGTCCGAACGTCGCACGATCATCACTAGCTAGAAGAGGTCGCACATGTCTTCGCGCAACCGTCCGTTTCACCAGACCGCTGCTGGCGTCATCGTCACCAGCGGGAACAACGCATCCGGCGCTGCCACGGAAGTCCAGGCCGGAACCATCTCCGCCGAGAAGTCGAACGTCTGGCGTGTTCGCAACCGCGACGCGACCAACTCGGTGAATATCCGGCTGGGCGATTCGACCGTGCAGGCCACGAATACCGGGCCCAGCTTGAGCCCAGGGCAGACCGAACTCTTCGACCGCGTTGGCGCGACGCATCTCGCTGCATGGGGCATCGGCGGCGTGGTGAGTGTTGAAGTGGTCCCTGGGGAGGGTATATAGTAGCGCTGCGGGGGGACAGCCTACCATGGCTATGCGCCTAGACGATCCGTTTTACGGGAGTGTAGTCCCGGAAGGGCCACTGGATCGGGCCGCGCGCCGTGCTGTGCGGAGCGAGGTCGATGGCCTATGCGCGTTCCGCTCTATGGTGTCTCGGCTCACGGGGCCTGGGCGCGGTGTAGACAACCCTGGTGGCGGGGGCGGGGGCGGTAGCGGCACATTCCTGTTCGATCTCCCGTTCCGCAATGACGGGGCCTCGAATGCCTCCGGACAAATCCTCACACGCACGGCCGTCTTCCCAGCCAGTCTCGTACCATCTGGTCAACTGCTTGAAGTGCGTAAGTCTGACGGCACGACGCCGCTGACCTACCAGCAGTTCGATCTTGTCGCCGTGTACGGGGACTCCGCCAAGCGATGTGTGGCGATCACCGTTGAGCAAGAAGACGACTGTGCAGCCGGCGCGACGCAGACCCTCAAGCTTTATAAGAATAGCTCTTCCGCTGCTTCCAACACATCGGCGATCACCGATCAAAACCTGAAAGACCTGGACTACACAGTCGAGGTCGACATCACGTCGGTCGGCACGGTCGAGTTCGACGTGGCTGCATGCATCACCGCCGGCAGGTGGCGCAACACGAAGATTGGACCCGTGCTACGAGAAATCCGCGTGTACCACAAGGTTCGCGACGGGTTGTTCGTTGTCGCATGGATCGCGCTGCGGCGGGATGGCACGACGGCTTATGCTTACGGCCGCTGTGTCTCGCACTGGAACGAAATCTATTCGGCATCAGCTTCCGCTCCTGGGACCGGCACGATCACCGCGCTACGCATCTTGAAGGGTGGTAGCAACGCGGTTGTCTATTCGTCGCTGTCCTACAACATGAAGGGCGGTATGGCGCAGGACGTGGCGTCCTCGACCTTCGAGGCGGTCTACTCGTCCAACGCACCGACGATGATCCCGCTCTACGATCTAGATCAGTTGCTAGAGGCACATGCCATCCTTCCATTGAAGGTGCGTGCTGGTGTTGTCTCGGCCATTGGCAGCCCGACGCCGGACACGTTGGTACCGTTCGATGTCTATGACATCCACACTGGCCTCGACGACGGCGGCGGTCGCCAAGACATCGGCTGGCTCCCTGCCTGGGCAGCGCGGGCGCTTCTGTCGCAGAACAAGAACACCTACCAGCAGCTTCGCGCCAATTTCAACGGCACGAACCTGATTACGAAAAACCACTACAACTCGACCTCGGGTGAGGTGGTCATAGCCCGAGACGAAACCTACGGCTCGATCACTGGAGACAAGGACGTCAGCGCGAGCGTCGGGAGTTTCACCATCAACCGCAGTGCCGGCTCTTGCCCGTTCGGCGGAGTCTGCAACATGTACCACTGGCCAGAGTTGCCGTGGGTCACCTATCTGATTAGCGGTATGTCATGGCATCTGGAGAGCGTCATCGTCGACGGTTGCCACGGCGTCCTCGCGTCTGGCGCTCCGCACAGCTTCACTTGGCTTAATTCGGATGTTCAGCTTTCGGTTCCGCGCTTCGACGGCGGGCCGCGTGGTTACGGCTGGGCTGAGTGCGCGACGAGTAATGCACACTACTGCACACCGGCCGATCATCCTATTCGTGGCTACGTCGAAGACATTATGATCGACACCGTCGCGTTCTGTAACTCGATGATGAAGGCAACCAATGTCGCGACGCAGGCGCAAGCGCTAGGCCTTCCGATTGCCAACGATCATGATCCTGGCGGCGCGGTATGGTACCCGTCCTTCATCGAGCGGGTTATCTTTGGCGACGACTCCTGGTCCACGCGTTGGTTTCAGTGGCACTACTGGATGATTGTTGTAGCCGTTGACATCTTGCGCGGACACTTCTCTCTGACGGACGAGTTCGTCGCAAATGGTGCGGTCAAGTTCTACGTTGACTTCTGCAACGAATGTCCGGCACGCGCGCAGTCGTACACCATCAACCTGACGCAGGACAACGGGTCCAGCGGAGCGCTTGCTGATCTGGCGCAGACGCTTGATCGCATCGCCATTTCTGATACCTCTGGAACGTGGAACGACACGACGAAGTTTATCCCGTCCACAGGGTGTCCGGTTGACGGAAGCATCCTCGCCAACTGGCTCGGGATGCACGCCTACTCCTGGTACAATCTAGCGGCACTTATCATGCTGGATCGTGCTGGCCTCAATGTCACCACGGCGCTCAACCATCTGATCGCTTCGCGCGATAGCTCGACGCTCGCGCCGGATGCCGACAAGGCGTTCGATCCGCAATTCGATCTTCAGGAGGCTGCGTGATGGAATGGGTTAGCGGCAACATCTACATCCGGCCGATGGAGTTCGAGAAGGCCGGGCAAGTGCGTCCTGGCCACGAACACAACTTCGACCATACGAGTGTCGTGTTTAAGGGCGCGGTTCGCGTCAAGGCAAAGACACCGGACGGGCGGCTGATCGAGCGCGCGTTCACGGCTCCGCAGCATTTCCTGGTGCTGAAGAATGTCGAGCACGAGATCACGGCACTGGTCGACGATACCGTAGTTTGGTGTGTCTACAGCCACCGGACTCCGCAAGGTGACGTGGTGCAAGACTACAACGGCTGGGGCGGAGCCTACGGCTAATGTGCGAACTTCTAGTCTTCGTGCGGGACAAGACGAACCCGAACGACCCATACAAGGACGCGCGCCTGTATAAGGCTGGCGACGTGGTCGTCGTTGTGCCTGACGGCTGGAAGTGGGGCCTGCGAGAACTGGACAACCCTGATTGGCGCATCATCAAGATTCCCAATCTCGCGCCGGCAGCACTTCAAAACCTGATGGATGTTGGGTTCAGCCTCGGCTCGCTCGATGCGAAGAATGTGCTTCGTCGACGCAGCAACAGGTTGGACTTGGCAGCGATCACAGACGCAGGCTTTGCCGACTTCCTGGCCGATGACAAGCGGCAGCAGCCTAGCTTCACGCTAGGCAGCGCCAAGGTGCTAGCAGCCGTAGCGCTGAAAGCGCCAGTCAACGATGCTGCGGTGATTGGCAATCCGCTGGAGGTAATCGGATGACGGTCTCCAGTATCGGCTCTGGTGGCGGACGCGACTACTCGACCATCGCCTCATGGGAAGCGGCGGCGGCTGCGACGCTGACTGCGCCGTGGGAGGGTGAGTGCTATAACGATAGCGAGTTTTCGGTCGCCGGGACTATCGTCACCTTTGCCGGCATCACGGCAAGCGCTACGAACTTCATCGAGCTTCGCCCGGCGTCTGGGCAAGGTTTCAAGGACCACGCCAGCGCCGCGTCCAATCCGCTACGTTACGACCAGACCAAGGGCGTCGGGCTGAAATGCACCGCGAACTACGTGGCTGCGGTTGTGATCCAGGTCAACCATGTGCGGCTGCGCGGGCTGCAAATCCTGCACACCGGCGGCGGCAACGACGCATCTTGTGTCAGGGAAGACGCAGGCGGGACCAGCAGCAATTTGATTCGGGACTGCATCCTGGAAAGCACGGGTAATACGTCATCGTATGGCGGGGTGTTCGGAGTGCGCGGCGCGACGGTTGAAAACGTCGTGACCATCCATCGCGGGTCCGGTACCCAGATTGCGGTATTGGGGAACGACGGGCCGACAGTGATGAACTGCACCATGGTGCGTCCTGCCGATCTGTCGGATTTGACCTATGTCTTCTCGAAGTATTTTGGCACGGCCTGCACGGTCACGAACACCGCAGGGTTCGGCTGCACCAACTTTTTTGGCGGCGCTGGCTCGGGGAGCGGCACGAACAACGCGACGGACCTCGCTTCGGTCGGGTTTGGCAGCGGGCATCTCACCAGCCTGACCTACGCCGACCAGTTCGAGAATGAGAACAACACCACGCCAGATTTCCGGCTCAAGGCCGGGTCCGATCTGATCGACGCTGGTACGGGGACTGGTGCCCCGACTGACGACATCATCGCGCAGGCTCGCTCCACAACCGACATCGGTGCCTGGGAGTATCAGTCTGGCGGTGGTGGAGGCGGTGACGTCTTTCCGCCTTTCTTCCGGCACGAACCAACCACTCACTTGAGGATGTGAAACATGGAAGGCTACACCTATGAAGTAAGGAATGGCGGGGTCGTGATCTCGACCGCGATCACCGTCATTCAGATCAAGGCCGGTGCGTCGGCGCTCGAACTCCTGCGTGCGTCCATTGGGCAGCGCGGGTCGACGACGAGCACCATCGAGCGCATCGGCATCCTGCGCAAGTCGGCGGCTGCCACGGTGACTTCGGCGACCCCGCTGAAGCTCAACCCTGGCGATCCGGCGGCGCTCGCGGTTGGCGGCGCGTCTGCCACCGGCATCACCGCATCGGCCGAAGGCACGGATGGAGACATCCTGGTCGACGAGTGCTTCAACATCGTCAACGGCATCTGGTCGTGGCTGCCGACGCCGAGCGAGCGCATCCGCGTTCCGCAGGGCGGCATCATCGCGTTGAAGTTCCTGGCCGCGCCGGGGAGCCAGACGTGGTTCGCCAGCATGAAGTTCCGCGAGCTTCAGTAGAACCGTCATGGACGGCATTTTCTACCATCAGCCAGCCTGGACGCCTCCTGCACCCAGGCTGACTGCGGTGTTCTTGGTCCTGCAAGAGGTCTCGTATCGGGTGTTCGACGCATCCGACGAGGTCTATTACGAGCCGAGGGAAGACGATGCATACCCGTATCGTCTATCGAATAGTGCCGTCCAGGTTCTCTTGTCGGATGCGCCGACGATAGTGCCGGTGCCGCCGCTGGCGGTACGCATGGCCTATGTGCAACACGAAACGCATGTGGTGGACAACGCCGCCGAGACAGACGTCAACTTCATGATGTACTACGAGCAGACCAGACGCATGAACGTCGATCTGCTGATCCCTCCTGTGATCCCGCCCGGCCCGACCGGGGCGTTCTATCATCGACGGCGGTTCGGTTCGCTACGTTCGTAGGAGACAGACGTGGCTACTAACACAAGCCTGCATGACATCAGCGTTCAGATCGGTCGTCTACAGGAGCAGGGCATGAATGCCGAGCGGTCGCGCACCTACATCAAGCAGGAGATCACCGCGATCAATAACCGGCTTATGGTGATCGAGAAAAAAATGAGCGCACAGTCCGGTCAGGGGGACGACATCCAGAACCACGACGACCGCATCCGGTTGCTGGAGACAGACCTCAACCAGCGGATCGGCAAGGCCAAGGTGGCTGGCGTCGCGGCCGGGTTTGCCGGCGCTATCGGCGTGGCTGGGGTGATCGAGACCATCAAACACTTCTTTGATTGGAAACCTTGACCGGACCCTAGTCCAGGGGTAGGCTCCTGTTCTGGCGTCCACCCCTAGGGTGTCGCCCAGACAGGAGGCGTCAGTGGCCAGGGCCAAGATCATTGTTGCGCTCGTTGTCGGATTGTCCCCCCTGACCAGCGGGTGCTCCTTCGTTCGAGACCTCGCCATTGACGCCTTCATTCCCGAGGCCCGGCCGTTGATCGACAGCTTGCGCAAGCAAGCGGAGCCGCAGCCCGAGCCGGAGACAGTGCCACTTCCCGCGCTTCCGCCGGCTCCGGTGATCGAGCCGCTCCCCGAGCCAGCGCCGCCTCCCAAGGTAGACACCGTGCTGTCTCCAGAAGACGAAGCCGCGAGACGAGCCATCGAGCTTTATGAAAATCGCATGGACGAGCTTCGTCGTCAGATCGAGCGCAAGCTGACCACCAGTCCGTAGGAGGCCCCTATGCTTTTGACGACCCTGTCGTCGTTCCTCGGGCTGGCGGCGAGTGCCGTCCCCGCGTTCATCGACTACTTCAAAATGAAGCAGTCGCAGAAGCACGAGATCGCGCTGCTCGGACTGCAAATCCAGGCGCAGGTGCAGATGGGGCAGTTGAACCTCCAGATGATCCAGACGCAAGGCGACGTCTCGGAGATGATGGCGCGCTTCCAGTTCGCAGCGCCGACAGGCAGCGCGACGTGGGCCGACCGCCTCAACATCTCCGTGCGCCCCATCGTCACGTTCGGGTTCTTCGGGCTCTACGCTTTCATCAAGATCATCCTGACCATGGTCATGCTGATTGCCTACCCGTTCAGCGTCATGCAGGCCGCACCGAACATTGCGTGGTACGATCTGCTCACTCTTGTCGCCGAGAAACTCACGACCACTGTGTGGGGTGAGGGCGATCACCTGATCTTCTCGACGATCCTTAGCTTCTGGTTTGGCGACCGCATGTTCAACAAGGGCCGTAACGTCACGGCTCAGCCCGCGCTCGCCTTGCCGAAGACGTCCTAACCCCCACCAACAGGAGAGCCAGAATGACTTCGTCTGTCGCCGAAAAGAAGTCGCGCATCGAACAGGCCGTCGAGGCTGATCGGGCAGCGATCACCGACGACCGCGCCGTCACGTTCAACGGCAAGTGGCCGAGCGTCGAGTTCATCGAGAACTTCAAGCCGTGGAACGTGCGCGAGCGCAAGCCGCGCAAGGCCCCGGCGGCTCCGGCGAGCGACGCGCAGGAGTAAGCTCTCGTGAATGCTCTGGCTGAACAGCCTCTCCCGAGGTTCCTGACTCAGCCCAAGCTGGCTCCGGGACTGGTGCGGCTTGTCTCTACCTATGAGACAAGCGACCAGGGCGTGGCGTTCATCCAGAGCTACGAGCGTTTCTCGGCGACCGTTTACAAAGACCAGGGCGGGCTACCAACCATCGGGTGGGGCCATCTGATCAAGCCCGGTGAGAAGTTCGACGAGCCGATGTCGCGGGAGACGGGGGACGCGCTTTTCCGCGAAGACCTGAAGGAACACGAGCGTGCTGTGCTCAAGCTGTTTGCGATGCCGCTGGCGCAGCACCAGTTCGATGCGTTGGTGTCGTTCGCGTTCAACGTGGGGACCGGGGCGTTGCAACGATCAACGCTACGTCAGATGATCCTGCACAGGATGGAGCAAGAAGTTCCCTACCAGTTTCTCCGCTGGAACAAGGTACAAGGCAAGGTGTCGAACGGGCTCACCCGTCGTCGCGTCGCCGAGGCCATCATCTACACGCAAGGTGTCTATGTCCCAAATTGATATCGCGAAGGTGCTCTTTGCCAAGGGCAAGGGGCCGAAGGTTCCCGCCAAGCTAACCCAGACCGAGGCACTGGTGCTCGTGATCCGCTACTGGATCACGGTCAACAGCATCTCGATCTGGAAGCTCAACCACAAGCTGGGGTTCACCGATCACAAGCTGCGCGACATCATGTCGCCTGAGTGGAACCCGACGTACCAAACGCTCGTCGCTATCGAGCGCCTGATCGTCAAGACTGGCTTGACAGGCCCCGCGCTAGAAGCGCTGCGTCAGCCTCCAGGGAAGCGAAGCCGCTAGTGTTGGAGAGCGTGTAGTCCACGTCCCAGGACCAGTGCGTGCCCTCGCTGACGTGATCGTAGCTTTCCAGTTCCTTGTCGCGTGTCAGGCGGACCACCTTGCCACCGGCCCGCTTGACCGCGAGGAACTCGTTGTCGAAACGCACGTCACCCCACAGGACCATCTTCGCGCCCTGCTTGCGCACGAGGTCCGACTTCCATAGGGCGATCTTCACCCACATATCGTTGTCGACGTGCCGGCCAACTTCGGTGCCCATCAACTGGAGCACACGACGCCCGGTCGTCGGGATCATGTACTCGTAGTGCTTCAGCGCCAACGGGTCTGTCTCCATCATGGAGACCATGCGGCGGTCCTGCTCATAGCCGAGTTCCTCGCCCATCACGACGACAGCCCGTGCCGCGAGCTTCTCCGTGAACGCATGGTGATCGCCGAACGCGGCGACGAGATCGCGGTCGCTCATGGAGTTGATGCAGGCCTTGGCGAAGACGCGCATCGCCGGGACGGAGTTGGGGCCGACAGCGAAGCGCGGCAACGGCAGCGGCGCTTTCTTCCCCTCGCTGGTATAGAGGAACCACTGGTTGATGTTGAACGCCACGGTGCAGGCATACTTCAGAGGATCGGCGAGGTTCACTTCCTTCGCCGCCTCGTGCCCCAGCGCCTTCGCCATCAAGCGCAGCGCCGTGGTCTTCCCAGCGCCAATGTCCCCGCAGATACCGACGATCATCGGAACCATCCTCCCATGTTGGAATGCACAACTGCCGCGACGAACGTCGCTCCTACCGCCCAGATCGTCAACCAGACATTGACGACCGCGAGCCTGTTGGCATGCACGGTCTTCCGCTGGGCGACGCCGCGCATGTCTTTGTAGCCGTCCTTGTAGGACTTCAACTCGTTCTCAGCTTCGGTGAGCGCGAGCTTCGTCTCGTTGAGCAGCACGTCGGTGTCGATCACCCCGGCGTTGGTGGCTTCCGAGCGCATCGCGCCAAGCTGGCGATGGATTTCGTCGAGCGCGCCGCGCGCACCTTCCATGCCAGCACCCCCACCGACAAGGCATCGCCGCGCGTCGAAGACGAGCTTCGCTGCGTCGCTGAGCCCCCTGACGTAGGCCGCAGGAGTTTCGTTCATGTGTCTAGTCCTTTGCATCGGCCCAATTGTCTCCGATCCCGCCAGAGACAAGGCCATTGGTAGGCATCTGCGGGAAGATGGTGGTCGCGGCCCAGATCAGGGTCTCCTTCATGACCTCGAACGCTTCGGCCGCGTCGTGCTCCGCCACGTCGGCGATCAACTCGTCATGCACCGTGTGAACGAGATGCGCGTCGAGCCGATAGTCGGGCTCGACCTGCCACACCTTGGGGAACCGGCTGAGCGCGAGCAGCATGATCTCCGCCGCGCCGCCCTGCGAGGGCGTGTTGATCGCCTTGGTGAAGGTACCACCGCGAGGCTTGTAGACGTTGCCGCACGGCGTCCACAGGAAGCCGCTGACCTCGGCCTGCGCCTCCTGGAGGTTCTTCCACGCCTTGAAGTCCACGAACAGATCGAGGATCGCGTGCTGGATCGCAGTGGCTTCGTCGACCGTGATGACGATCTTGCTCTTCCGCAGCAACAGCGTGAGACCCTTGGGCTGCTGGCCGAACAGCAGACCGAACAATGCGTTCTTCGCCGCCTGTCGCATCCACTTTCCCGCGCCCTTTTTGAAGAACGCGACGACGTCAAGACGCGCAGCGAAGTTCAGCAGATCGGTCAGGTCGATCTGGCCGAAGGTGGTGCGGACCAGCGGGTGGGATTGGAAGCAGGCGCACGCCGTCATGACGTGAATGTCGAGGCCGCGCTGCACAGCTTCGAGCAGGAAGCGGTCCTTCGAGAGACAGGCCGGGACACGTAGCTCGATCTGCCCAAGGTCAAGCACGACGAACTTGCGGCCCTTCCTGGCTTTGAAGAGCTTCCTGAAGTTTCTCTTCAACTCGTCGTCTTCGTCAGGGCGCTTGATCGTCTGGAGCGCCGGCTCCGTCACAGAGAAGCGGAACGTCTCCGTGCCGCCGATCCTGAAGTTCGCGTGGATGTTCTGCGTGAACGGATTGATGTGGCGTCGCAGGTTCCAGCCGAGCGTCTCGAACTCTTTCTTTACCTCGGCCCATTCGATCAGGCACTCCAGCGGGTATTGAAGCTCCTGGACGATCATGTGCTTGTACTGCTCAAGCGTGTCTTGCCCGGTCGACATCGCGCCCGTGTCGGTGACGGGCCAGTCGCCGACCGTGCGCGCTCCGGTGTTGAGCAGCACCCACTGCACCCACGCTGAGACCTGCGCGTAGCTTCCGGGGTTCTGCACCTTCGGCGCGCCCGGCGGGCTGTGCGCCTTGAACGCTTCAAGCGTGCGGTCGTGCAGCGCATCATACTCGCGCTCCATTTCCTCGCACATCTTCCAATGCAACTCGGCGTCGAAGCCGATGCCGTGCGTCACCACTTCGTTCACCGCTGGCATCGCGCCGCGCAGCAGGTTGTAGACACGGCGGCAATTCTCCTGCGGCAGACGCTTGATCTCGCTGATGAAGCGGTCCTGTGCCCAGAAGAGTTCGTAGGTCGCGACCACGTCGGTCGAGGCGTAGCTGATCTGCTCGACCGTCAGCGTCGGTGCGCCCCAATCACTGACCTGAAGCTGCTTCGAGAGTTTCTTCCCGAGATGCTGGTCGCAGAGGTATGCCAGCGTGCGCGTCATGCCGGACAGCGACGTGATCGCCACGTTCTGGAGCATCGTGCAGTGCGGCGTCTTGGCCGGCGCGAAGCCGTACTGGCTCAGCATCTT